TCGCCCGTCGAACGATTAAAGATTTTCTTCTGCTGGAAATCTTCATAGAATAAATCTTTCATCTGCTTTGGACTGCGTGGATTGAGCGGGTGGCCTAGGATTTCCTTGAACCACTCCTCGCGAGTGGCCATTTCACTCGAGAGCTCGAGTGCCAAGTCGCCGCGCCTCTTAGTATCTACCCTAATGCCCCTTATCATGGCCTCGAGAGCTGGCCAGAACATCTTCATTTGAAAGTCATGCTGAGTTTGGAGCCCCAGCTTGTCGATCGTGGACTGAATATGCTTGTCGCATTCCGCAGTCACCACCGCGTCTTCGCAATTGTAACCCCAGAGTTGGTCCTCTCCAACACGAGGAGCCCAGTTTTTACCATCGTCTTTCCAGTAGACATGATAGTCACAGTACAAGGAGCGTAGATAATCGAGCCCTTTAGGAGTTCCAGCGAAGGCGACGTGATGTCCGAGCATCGTATCTCTAACGAAGTTTGGAATGATACCGAAGTGTCGCCAGAAGTATTGCGTGTCGTAGATGAAGTTCTGTCCCACAATTGCTTTTTTGACAAGAATTCTGGCCAAAGCAGCCACGAGAACAGACTCTTCCTCTTCAGACCAGTAACCATGCGAGTTCTCCACGCACATTAAGGGAATGCAAATGGCTTCAGTCGACGACCATGCGATGCCAACGCAAGCAATATGCCCAGCTCGAGTCTCGATGTCGACGAAGAGGGTATCTGGGCCGCTTCGTTCGAGCCAGGATAGAGTTGAAAAAGCCGTCGCGAAATCCGGGCGTATTACGAACTTGTAATCCGGGCGTGTTATCTGTCCTTCCGCCTCTGCTTTCGCTCTTCTAAGATCTCTAACCGAAATGGCTCGCGCGGACCAATCACGGAGGATGTATGCGGGATGGTAGGCAGGTATGACTGTGGCGTCAGAAAGGTAGCCGTCAGTCTTAAGCAGCGATCCTCGCCAGGACTTAATTCCCCATCTTCCGGTAAGCGCCCACATGGACACGTTGCCAAAAGCGATAATGACTTTAGGAGATACCCTCTCGATTTCCACGCGGAGGAGTTCCAAGCCTCTAATAATTTGCTCAGCGACGTGACGTCCTCGAAACTGATGAGGGTACTGGGATTGCTCTTTTTTAGTTTTCGGGACCCAGAGTTCGATTTCATTATCCGGTGGCCTTTCTCGCGCGACGTTAGTCAGAAAGCATTCGGAACGCAGAATCCCTGCTTCATGTAACATTCGGTTGAGTTCTTGCCCTGACGCGCCGACGAAAGGTTCCCGCTTGACTACTTCTTCTCGTCCAGGAGCTTCCCCCACAATCATTATGCGCGCTGGGACTGGACCTACAGGCGGGATCATTCCAGCTCCATTATTCGTTGCGCTGCGATCCCGTAGTAAACATTCTCAATTTCCACTCCAGTAGCTATACACTTCATGCCATGCGCAGCCTCAAAAATTGTTCCTGTGCCGCAGAATGGATCAAGGATGCGGTCGCCTGGTCTACAGGACCTTCGTAGAAGGTTAGCAAAAAGCTCGACTGGTTTTTGAGCACCATGACCTCTATTCTCATCCCCTCTGGTTTCAATAACGTCAGGGTATATTGCAGTGCAAGTTTTCCCTCCGCGGAAGGCGTAGAATATGGTTTCGTAACAGCGCCGCGGTCCGTGTTCTGGGAGTGGGACTCGTCCAGCGTCTCTTTTGTAGTTGATGAGGGGGGTTCTGAAGACATTCCAATCTCCAATAGTGCTGAATAGGTGTTTTAAGAAATGGAACTGGTCGATGTCACAGCAGATATACAAATGAGACTCCATCTTGGCTACGCGGGAAATGCCAGCAGCTGCTTTCCGCATGAGTTGCCAGAATTCTGACGTACTATCATCATATTCATGCTTAATTCCCACAAGCCGTCCTGCACCATCACCGAATGATTGAGCGTCAATGCCGTAAGGAGGATCAGTAACAATAACATCGAAGGATGATTGAGGACAATCCTTTAGCATCCATTCTGTCGAATCTGTTAGAAGGAGAGTATGCGAATGCTTGCCAAAAGAAGCCCCAATTGAGCTTGCCAGCGCGGCGTTCTTTCGAGCATCTTCCTTACGGACTAGAATCTTGAATGCTTCTCGAGCGGTTTTCGCACCTGCAACCTCTGTATCGCCAAGATGAGAGGCGACGGCAATAGTCTCCTTAACCAGGGCGTATCCAGATCCTAGCTTTTCCAGCGGAACATTCTTATCAACTCCATATACTTCCCTGGCGGTGTCCCCAATTGTGTGCTGAGGATCTTGACGCAGTCGAAGTTGGTGCAGGCGCTCCAGTGCCGACGCGTTTTCTTGCCAAGTAAGATCCGCTCGCCGTATATTCTCTTCCAGCTCACATTCCGTGGCTGAAAGTTCATCCAGTTCCCCCAAGGTTATCGTGGGAACCACACCCATAGCGACAGGTTTGTTGTCGAACCGCAGCTCATCACCCAAATACCACAAATCTTTTATTGCTCGCAGTCTACGCTCTCCAGCTACTAGTACCGTGTGTCCGTTGTCACTTCGTACCACCAGAGGATGCATCAGTCCGTTCTTCCTGATAGATTCTTGCAAGTCTGCTAGCTTGACTGGATCGAATTCGATTCGCAGTCTGCGCGGCATAACGAGGATGGACTGGATTGGAGTATAGTTCACAGTAGGCTCTAAATCGCGGGTTCTATGGGGGTGAAATGGCCGGGCTTCGACGCACGGACGTTCTCGCTAGGGGGACTAGCAAGCAAATCCGCGCGGGAATCCCGGCCCAATGATGCCCGAACGGATTACAGCGCGGCGACTGCCGTCACATCGTTGTAAATAACGTCGCCGTCTGGACGTTGCTCGACCTTGACCTTGGCGACCTTGCCCTGAATCATTCGGAAGCTAAATGGCTGTCCAGGAGTGTTCAACCCGAGGGCTTCTCGCAAGCGACCAAGACGGACGTTCTTGCCTTTGCCAGTGTCAATGCCACCACCTTCGTTCAGGTCGATCATGAGGCTCTGACGAACAATGACCTTGTCGCGGCCCAGCTTCTCTCTTTGGCCCGCATCGTCAATGCTCCAGTTGATGTCGAGGCTGATACCGGACTTGCTGGGGTCCTTCTTGCCAGTCCATTGCCGAACTTCAATTTCATCTGCCATTGCAGGATATTCGCCTTGATCTACTGGAATGCTCTGCGTGCTGTTGGCATCGGTTAGGCTGCTGTCGAGGTATAAGGCTGGATCAAATGTGCCCATTTTACGGCTCCTGTACGGTACGGTTGATAGAGTGAACGGTTTAGAGCGACCGTTCGGCGCTTAAATAAACCAAGCAGTGAATTCTTCGAGATTTAGCTGGTCTCGCGGAGTCGCATCAGCCTTTTGGATAACCATATTGCATATTTCTTTTGCAGTCCCTGGTTGATGGACTATTTCATCCAAGAGGTCGAAGAACTGGCTCCATTGCTGTTCAGTAATCATTCATTCTCCTTTTTCAATAATCCCGCCGCGCTTCTGCCAAGATTCCAGCAGCGGAACGAAGCTAGGGGGAAGACCTTCCTTAACCGGCACGTTGCGACCCTTTAGATCAGCTCCTGGCGCGGCGGTTGACCACTGGAACTGCCCTCCCTTCTGCTCCGCCAAGATCACATCACTGAAGAACCGTGGGATTTTTGGCGCAAGCTTTCGCCCTAGAGTGGAGGCCATTATTTTGCTCCCACCAAACACTTCATCTGTTTCTCTTTCTACGTGGCTGATCAGCACCAAGTGGCATCGCGTATCCGTGCAGAGTTTCTGAATCAATCTCTCCAGATTGTCCATAGCCACTGCCCAATCTGCCTGGGACTTTACCGGCTTGCTTCCCACCATGAGATTCATCGACATGATGCTTAAGCCACTCAATCCGTCGATTATAAGCGCACGATCTGTGCCCCACTTGCAAACGTCGCCGTACTCCTTGCCATCTGTGTCGCATTTGAAGTTGTTTAGAGTTCGCAGAAATTCGACGAATTGGTTGTAGGAGGACTTCTTGATGTCACTCATCTCTGTGAGTGCTTTGAAAGAAAGCTTGTTGATGTATTCTGCGGACTGGATCATATCTGGCCAGCTCGCGCTGGCTGGCGCGATGTAGCGTTGATGCCACTCTTCGCGGGGAATCTGCACTACTCCATCTTCTGGCTCGAGAAAGATGGCGAAAGGAGTAATGCCTTTATCCTTAAATGTCTTTATGGCGTAGGTCTTGCCACTTCCGGTACCACCCATTAGTAGTACACTGATTCCTCTCAGTGGCGACTTTGGGATGACTTTCGTCAGAGGAACTGCTTCCATAGTCTCTGGTCCTATTCAAGTTCAGGACATCCATTGTACGGCGAACTGGATGAAAAAGCAAGTAACTGTGCCGGTTACGTTTATCCGGCGACTAAGCTGAGAGGGCCGTTAGCTCTCAGCAAGGTCCGTATTTGGTTGTTAGTCTTTTTCGTTCAAGCAAGAGACTAGGAACAGCCGCGACTTGTACTTGCCACCGAGGCTCTGATCGACTTCCCCGAGAACTAAGCTGAGATAGTAATCAGTATTTGGCATAAGGACAGCCATGTCTTTCTGCGACTTGAATCCGGGCTTGCTCATATCGAACAGTGAACCACGGAACATCACGCGTGGATCTGGGTCATCGACGAAGTTCGTTCGCGCCATCGTGCCGCGAGAGTTCTTGATGGACTTCCCATCGACGTCGCCAGCTTCCGTGGCCAGTGATCCTGTCCGGCCAGCCATAGCTCCTTGGTATTCAATCACGTAGATTCTGCCGTTGCCGTCGCCGATTAGCTGGGGTGTACGGAAGTGA